ATTTTCCGAGCAAGGACCAATAATAAGCATCCCTTTATTTACTTTAAGAGAGAAGTTGTATAAATTTAGTATATTTGTGACCCAGTTAGTTTTTGTAAAAATAAAATCATCTGCTATGTTCATGAACATAACAGATTCATAACTTGCTAGAGTACCGAGGTAGCTTAGTACGTTATGTAAATCTCCTCGACCTTCACCTCTCTTATAAATATAGATTCGTACATGTACCCCTTTATAATTTCTGTGTAATTCATAATATTTTCCTTTATGTATTACTTTAAACGTGTTTATTATTTCATCTGGAATTGAAGTATCATCTAAATCCATTTTAATTAGTAATTCTAATCGTGTTCGCTCTTCTTCTGTTGTTGTATCAATAATCGATTCTAAGCATCTAAATAAATTACACGTTGGATTATCTTTAAATCTTGAACTAAAAATTATAGACATTATAGTATTTCCTATCTCTGGCTTCTTATACATTTCACTCAGAGCTTTTGTACGTAATAAATGTATTAATATCAGACATTATTTGTATAATCTCCTATTAAGTTTTACCTTTGTCATTTTTTCAATATTATCTACTTGCTTCTGCCCGTATTTTCCCCGTACAAGATTCAGAAAGGGTTCGTAACTATGATATTCATTATATGCTTCATCTCTAAATTTTAATATGTCAGCTGCTGTACATTTATCTGTTCGTGATGGTAAAGTATCGTAACTAAAGAAAGAATAACCTTCATACGTCTCAGGTAACTGATATCCTTTATCAATTGCATCTCTATATAATTGGCTTCCTGGTAATGGCATTGCTGCATATGCATTCCACCCCATAGTACATAAATTTTTACTAAGTTGTAATGTTTTTTGCATGGATTCCTGAGTATCGCCAGGTAATCCAAAGATATAATTACCCATTACATTAATATCTGCATCATGTATCTGTTTAATAACCTTTTCTATATCAACTTCCTCAAATTTACCCTTGGCAACTTCTAATCTTACCGACTTTTCACCACTTTCTATGCCGAGTGCTAACCATTTAATACCGGCAGCTCTGACTGTAGTTAAAAGATCCGGTCTTCTTACTGTATCAATCCTAGAATATGCCCACATTGTTAATTTATCAACATATGAACGTTGACTAAGGGCTAAACACAGGGGTTCGTAGTACTTTTTATTGAATAAAAACAATTCATCTGTAATTTTTATAGTATAAACGCCTAATTCTGCTAATTTATCAAATTCTTTAATAATAAACTCAGGAGACCAGTGTCTCATAAGGCTATAATTACCAGCAACACCAATTTCTTCATTATCATTGCGGTTTAGTATATTAATCATGCAAAAATTACATCCAAACTGGCATCCTAGTGAAGTTTGAATAGCAGCATAGGGAGAACGCTTGGTTTCATCGTATTCTGCATGCCACATCGGGGCTCTATACAAGTCTAACGGTGCTTTGTCGTATGGTAGTAGATCCCACGCATATCCAGGTAGATCTACGTCCATTCTATCGCGAGGGACCACCTTTTCAGGGGGATTAAACGTTGGTTTACCGTCTTTTCGCCATACAATGCCGTTAATATCACCTAAATCGTTAATATCTATGTTTTTTAGGCTTAAAACGTTTCTTAAAGAGTAAACACCTTCATTTGCAAATACAAAATCAATAGAAGGTTCATCTTTTAATGTTTTTATTGGGAGTGCTTGTACATGTGAACCAATATAAGCTATAGGTGCTTTAATATTATGCTCTTTAAGGTAGGTGGATAGATATAATGCACCAGACATGTTAACCGTGCCGGCATTTACATTTTGACCATATACAACAAAGCATATAAGACGTGGGTTTAGCTGTTTAATACGCTCTAAAACATCTGAACCTGTTAATTGTTCGGCGTTTGCGTCGCATATACCAACTTTATGCCCTATAGACCTGCATGATTCTGCAAGTAATAGTGACCATGTAGGTGGTTCAATGGCGGCATACTTATCAGCAAGGTCTTGATATATACCTTTACTGTTACCTGGTGATATAAATAATACGTCAATCATAAATTTGTAAACTCTCTATCTCTAAATGTTGTAATAAGTTGGTAACCTTTAATTAATTCTTTAATTCCATCATCTAATGTAAATTTTGGTGACCATCCTAAACTTTCTAGTTTTTCATTGGAAACAATATAGTTCCGCTTATCGAAATCTTCAGTGAATTCTTCTTCTATAATTACTAATTCTGGAATATATTGCTTAATACATTGAGCTAGTTCTAATTTGCTTAGATTAGCCATAGATAATCCTACATTAAATGGTTCACCCACACATTTATCATAATTTTCTATTACAAATAAGAACGTATTGGCGATATCTCTCACGTGAATGTAGTTTCTCTTAAAGGATGATTGAAACAACACAAGTAGTTTATCCGTAACTGCACGGTATACAAAATCATTAACAAGAAGATCTAGTCTCATTCGTGGAGAAAGACCGAAAACTGTTGCCAGCCTTAACACTACACCTGATCGATTACTATCCAACACAGCTTCTTCGGCAAGACATTTTGTTTTTGCGTAATGTGAAAGAGGTTTAAATGGACTGTCTTCTGTAATGATACTTTCGGAAGAACCATATTGAGAGTTTGTATTTGGAATTATTAATTGTTGGTTTTTTGATGTATTGTTTACAATTGTAACAATTTGCTCTAAATTAATCTGTGAAGCTAATTCCGGGTTACTATCACACGCGGGCATTCCAACAATAGCAGCTAGAGGAATTATAATATCAAAATCTTTTAAATTTACTAATGATGTTAAAAATCTAACATCACCTTTAATAAATGTAAAGTCCTTGTTGTAACAATAAGAGGTTAAACTCTGTTGTTTATAGATAAGATTATCAACAACAGTAACTTTATACTTTTTATCAAGAAGTAAACCTACTAAAACACTTCCTAAATAACCTGCTCCTCCTGTAATTAATACTTTCATAAATTAACTGTCTCTACTTGATATTATAGCTTTGGTTAGATCAAATGGCCAATTGAAATCATACTTTTTATCATGCCATTTAACGGTATATTGGCTGTTCACACCTCCATAATGCTCAGTCATCTTATAACTAAATAAACATTCATCACTAATACAGTAGTGACCGTTAACACAATCTGCAGGTACTAATACTTGTTGTCTTGTTTTATTATCTAAGTAAAACTCTGCCCATTTTTTAGTTGATGGCTGTGCAACAACTAGGTATATCTCTCCATATAGACATGAGATAAGTTTCCATGTCTTATTATCTCCATGTAACCCTCGAAATACTCCCTGCCTTGATTTCGAAAACGTATCTAAAACAAAATCTTTATCTTTGAAGCCACTAGCAGCTCTTGCAACTGTCTTTTTAAACTCCAAACTATCATATAACTCGAAATTATGTCCTCTCTCGTCTTCATATATGGTGGGAGTTATTACAGTTAACCCTCTAATACCTTTAACATTAAATTTTTTCATTTAAAATTTTACTCTACCTCTAATAATATCAAAGAGCATAATCCAATCGCAAATTTTTGCTTTAATAGGATGCTTAAAAGCAGCGGGTTTGTTTTTCTCGAAGAAAAAATGACCAGACCAAGCAAAAGGATACACAATAAACGGGGCTAATAGTATTAAAAATGCAAAAAAAACACTTAACGAGTAAGATAGATAAGCTACCGATAATACATATAATATCGTCATAACTTGCCCGAGTACGTGTAACCGTCTACATATTTTATTTTGATGTAGTGATAGATAATGTTTATAATATTGTTTAAATTTCATTTGAATATATCCCAATTTTGTAGGTTTGATTTTAATTCTGCTGCAAGGCAGTCAGTTTTAAGATCAACTCTCTCTCCTAATTCTTTTGAGATTACATTTTTAGCGTTATTTCTCACACCATTTATTGAGTGTGTGAGTTTTAACAATAGAGCTTCTTTATCATCTGAATTGCTCCTCACCTTACTTTCATTTTCCCAAATATATCTATTTGAAAGCATAACAATGCTAATTGCTCTTATAAGCTCAGCTGTAATGCTTACATCTTTTTCTTTAATAATAGAGTCTAAATCGTGTTTTATGTCTTTTATCTCCTCATCATATGCTACTTTATTTTCAGGTATAAAGATAGACTTTAATTGACAGATAGTCATTCTATCAATTAACTCTGCAAAGGTTGGTAAGTACTTTCTATTTGTCATTTTTAATTTCTTTTAGTATTTGAATAACTGATTCAATCTTTGCATCTTGTACTTCTGTTGGACCTACTCCATGTTTGTCAGTAAATTTAGACCACGCATCATTAATATTTGATTTCCAGTCTTTTCTCGGTCTAATAGCAGAACTATCCTCAGAGCATGCCTGCTCTTCAACATAGTCTAAACTATTACTGATATCAGGCCACCACCAATATGGTGTACAATATTTAGATTTTGCTAATTGATAAGAATGATCGACATGTTCAAATGCATTTGTATAATTTTCATCATGCAGCCCGATATCTTCTAGGCATTCTTTTGTATAAAAGCAGATAGCACCAACACAATGCTGATTTAGGGAGATTTTTATATCACCGTAATCAATTACCTTACGTGGTACAGGAACCCCGCCACTAATACCGGCTTTATTTGCCGGGCCATGATATGCAAACATAAAATGATGTATACCAGTTTTTTTATAAGCTTTAATGTACTGCTCGAAAAGGTTATCTTTAAAAAGCATATCGTCTTCAACAAGAATAATATAATCACACCCTTTTTCTAATAAGTGTTTAATAGCTTTATTTTTAGCTTTTCCAACACCTTCTCCTCCATTTGTTTTTAATACTGGAGCTCTTGCATCTTTAAGAGGGCCTTCACCATCATTTACAACAACAATATAATTATACCACTTATGATCTATAGACTCTCTACACTTTTTAAAAAAGTCTGGCCTATTACATGTGATAATACCAACACCTACCGTTTCATTCATATACCAAACCGTTTAAATAGTTCCTTTTCTTTTTCTTCCTGATCTAATGCGGCTTTCTGTTGAATTACTAGATCTTCTAGCTTATCTATATCACTAAATATCGATGCATCATCTCCATACATCCCGCCTTCAGGTGTGACGTATTCAGCTATCAGATCTATTCTTTCCTGGCTTTTATGTGGAAGTTCAATTATACAAGGTGAATCGCCTTTTGGGAAAAACACATCAGCTTCTGGGTTTTGTGTATATTGCATATACAAAGAATGGAAAATATTATCTACTTCTTTAATAAAATCTTTACTAGTATCTCTAACCCCGTCGTCTTGTATTGTTTGACTTTCATCAAATCTACATAAAAATATTATGTCTAAGAATCTCATGGACTCTTTCATTAGCTTAATATGTTCAGCTATATATGCGTTTGTAAAACCTTTAACTTTCTTCTCATTACACCACATTGAATATGCAATATTGTCTAAAGGGCATCTGTCGAATACCATATTACTACCCGCTTCTGCAGATTGAATTTGATCAATCATAAAATCGAGGATCTTTTCCTGTGTCTTTGTAGTTGTTTTTGAGGAATGTAGAAGTTTTTCTTCCTTTAGAAGATCTCTGTAGGTCTTATTTGGTGTTGTGTAATTGCTCCAGGTGTATAAAAAGCTTTTTATTAAAGTAGTCTTACCGCTATTACCTGTCCCTGAAAATGCAATTCTCATACTATATATATATGGTTAAACCTTTAAAGCCATATCCCAAATTAATAAATGTAACCTAGGTGAAAAATTCACATTCATAGCTTTAGCATATTCTGCTACAGCTGGTGCATTTTCAATATGTTCTTGTCGACTACCGGAGCAGGGCATAAACCAGATTCTATGTTTTGGGACATTTATTTTTTCATTATCTACAAATTTACGCCATATTTCATCTATATCTTCTGAAGAACTAACAACAAATTTAAAACCTGAACCAATATCTCTATGCCATTTTAATACCTCGGGTTTATATGTTTTTTCTTCAGGATCTCCGTTTGATGTTAATTTTGGTGATGTTGTAAAGGTTACGAAAAACTCCTTTACCCATCTTTCATCAGGTTGAATTGTAGCATTAGTTTCAAAATCAATTACAGGGTGAAAGTTATAATTATGTATAAAAGCTTCTATAAATTTAAGAAGTTGTTTTTGTTGTACTAAAGGTTCACCACCGGTAATCTTCAAGATTGCCCCTTCACGTAATTTATCTACTAGATTGAATTCTTCAAAATATTTAAATATCTCATTAAATGTCATCTTATTTTTGATTGACCAAGAAATATAAGAATCACAACCATGCGGTGAATCAGCTGAAGCAAAACCTTTACATGTCAAATTACACATCGATAGTCTAAAAAATACTGCCGGCATCCCAGCGTATTCCCCTTCTCCTTCAAGTGTATAGAATGCTTTATCGTCAGATACAATGAGAGTCTCCTTAGTACAATCAATCATTTTATAAATTATATTATATGTGCTTAGTATTTTCAACTAAATATTAATACATGAGTGTAAAATCTGCGCGTCTACGCCGGGTGAGTTCTGATGTTGAGCTCACAGAATCATTACAAAAAAATTGGTTATTTAACTTTAAGCTTAAAAGGCCCTTTTACTTTAATCCAAAACATCGAGAGTTTTATAACTGTATTAAACAGAGTAATACAAAAATGGGATTTGTTGATGGTCCAGCTGGTAGTATGAAAACATATATTGCTGTATACGCTGGTTTGGAACTATTAAAGCAGGAACAATTTCAACGATTAGTTTATATTAGATCTGTTACAGAGTCTGCAGAAAGAAGCCTTGGGTCCTTACCAGGTGAAATTGATGAGAAATTCTCACCATATGCAATTCCATTAGAAGAGAAAATAACTGAAATATCTGACACCGGTACTTATAGTTTGCTCAAACAGAAAGGCATGATAGAGGCGATCCCAGTTAATTTTGTTAGAGGTTTAACTTTTAGCAATACTTTTGTTATTGTTGATGAAGCACAAAATCTATCGCGTAAGGAACTTACAACAATCTTAACCAGGTTTGGAAGATATTCTAGATATGTTGTTTTAGGTGATAGTAACCAAGCTGATGTTAATAAGTCCGGTTATAGAGAAATATTTAATATGTTTAATACCAAACAATGTATCGATAATGATATATATTCCTTTGAGTTTAATAACTCTGAGATATCTCGAAGTAAAATACTTCGATTTATTTGTTCGGTATTAGGTGCTTAATCACCCCAAGTTGTACCTGCAAACCAATTACCTTTACCTTGTGTTGGCTGTTGACCGACCGGTGCACCTTGTTTAGGTGGCGGTCCAGGCGCTAGATTAGGTTGTGTATCAGGCTCTGGCTGTGAATCAGGCTCTGGCTGTGTATCTTCTTCTATACTCCACTTTTCCGGATTAGTAAAATCAGCTAAACTATCAGATATCATTCTTTTAATATACGCGTCTGCAGACTCGTACTTCTCAACATCTTCTTTAGTTGGGTTGAATGTTACACTAAATGTTACTTTCATAACGTTATTTATGAGGAAATTAGAGATAAATCAACTATAGCTAAGAGTTTAAAAGGCTCATCCTCGTCCCACTCTCGGATAATTAATTAATCGCAAAGCAAAGTCAACTGTCTTAGCAGATTCTTTTGAGAAGTTCCTTCTGTCTTAGGTGCACTATAGTGCTGTGTTGCCTCTTCTGCAGTCGACTCTTCAACCTTTGTATCTTCTTTACCATATATACCTGGAGCTCTATTACCTTTAAACGGATCAATAGCTACGTATTCATCAGCATAACCAACCACTGTACCATAGGCAAGACCACCTTTAGAGGTTTCATGTTTAACAACTTTACCTGTTAAAGGCCCCTCGGAATCTGATTGAGCTTCAGCAATATCCTCTCTATCTAACTCTACACCCCATGCATGAGTTTTTCTTTGTTTATCACGTAACACTTCCCATCTTTTATCCTTCCATTTATACTTTCTTGTCTCAATCTTAACCCCTTCCATAGGTTCTTTTCCACTAATTTTACCAGTTTTCGTATCCTTGGTGTAATCATATTGTACAATAGGGACAATAGCTACGTTACCTTTCATATCCCGTTTACTAACTGGCTCTTGAATAGGGGGTTCTCCTGGTTTGGGCTTATTAACCTTCATTAGACCTTGATCATCTAAAAACTTCTCTAGCTTTTTTACTCTACCAGTTAAGGCCTCACCAGTCTTCTTCCAACCACTTGCTGCCCCCTTAGCCACATCACCCAACCCGCCGGTAATTCCTGCATCTGATGCACTCTTTAAAGCTCCACCAACTGCTCCAACCGCTTGAGCGGTCTTCTTAAGAAGGGAGCTGAATCCCTCACTCAAAAGCTCTTTTTGCGACAACCTATCCATAACAATATTTAGTCTTGATTATAAAAAATATAACATATAATAAGCTATATGGATCGTACAGTAACCAAATTACCTACAGCTAATGGTAATATGCCTCTAACAGGTGTAGAAAGAGAAAAAGTTATTGAAGATGCAGCAAAAGCTTATGAAAAATACTTAGATGCATTGAGAATCGATTGGAGGAACGATCCTAATAGTGATAATACACCTAAAAGAGTAGCGAAAGCCTTTGTAAATGACTTAGCTGCAGGGTGTTACAACGAATTACCCAATGTTACAGCATTTCCATCGGATGGATACGATGGAATGGTGTTTCAAGGTGGAATTCCCGTCAAATCCTTCTGTTCACACCACCATTTACCGTTTTCTGGTAGGGCTCATGTAGCTTATATACCATCTCCTAGTGGTAAAGTGATTGGATTGAGTAAATTAAACAGAATTGTTGAACATTATGCTAGAAGACCTCAAATACAAGAAGGCCTGACTATGCAGATTCATAAAGCTATTGATGAAATTTGTGAAGGCAATAAAGGCGTTGCAGTTATGATTTCTGCTACCCATACATGCGCTTGTTTAAGGGGTATTAAGCACGATGGTTGTGAAATGAAGACTAGTCGATTAAGTTCTGACTTTTTAGAAGATGTCGCGACTAGAAATGAGTTTTATCAGTTTGTTTCTGACTGGAGAGGTAGTTGTATATAAAGTATAAATACTAATAATCAGCTTCAAACTCTCTATTAGCTATGTCTTCTTGACTTACGTCGATTAAAGCATCGAGCTCGTTTTCAATAAAATCCTTACTCACTAAGATTTTAAACAGGTTAGAAGATCTGTTACCTACTGAAAAGGGTATATCTTTAAATTCTTTATTACCAATCTTAAGATCAAAGTTAATTACTGGTCTTTCCTCTGTGTTACCAGCACCGACATTAATAACAATGTCATCTACCTTATCTTTCATTAGACGTTTATTGTTGACAGTCTTAAAATGAACCTTATTACCTTGAACTTGTACATCTTCCCCGTGTATAACGTTAAATGCCCCATTCCCTGAGTCGAGTTTTGATGGAATTTTGCCAATACCGTCCACATCAAAGAACTCAATGAGTCCTAAGACTTGTTTTTCTAGAAAGAATTGGTTAAACTTTTTCATAGCAACTGCTATTTACGAATTTGGTCAGGTACTACCAACATCCTCGTACCCTGTATTAAATTGATCGATTACTTCTACTTCCTGTTCACCTATATCCACCGTTACAGAGACGTTTGCCCCCGCAGCTGCAGCTAATTCGGTTATAGCAGCAATAGCTTGAACGGCCACCGCCGTGATATCTGTTGAAATATCATCACCACACATCTCTTCATCACCGGCACTGGCAATTAAAGGCCCTGACTGAGCTGCCGCGGCACTTCCGGAAGCAGGCCCAGCCGGTGAAAGACTCATTTCATTTACCTTTTTGTAGGCCTCTTCTAAGAGTATACTCTCTCTACGCTTTTCATCTCTCATACTATTATTTAATTGTTTGTTAATATTTCTTCTATGGCTTGTATGTCATCCTTGGACGTAATGACTTCTTCCGGTACAAAATACTCCAGGCCCTGTTCAATATCTTTCTCAATCTCTTTTCGAACTATAGATCCACGCATACCTTCCTCTTGACTTGGTATTTGAACTACATTAACATATGGGTATTTTTCAACATTATCTTGAAAGTACTTGTAACGTTCAATGTCACCTTCGTCAACTGTACCGTCATCATTTTCACGAGGACCACCAGCACCAACCAACAACGTTTTGTCTAAATTTGCATCAGCAAAATCATAAACTGCCTTTACTGGGTTTGGTACACTTACAATCTCTACAGGCTTATCAATATATTTTGAATATATCTTCCATATTTGCTCAGATTGCTCAGGTGTAATACCGTCACGTACTCTACTACCAATAAAAACGACACCTCTATCAGCATCATCAAGCAAATACCTGAGAGCATTAAAGTGACCCTTTGTAGGTGGCTTAAAACCACCAGGAAGCAGGGCGATTCTCTCAACCCTTGTTTCCATATCTTCAAAA